ACCATCTGCACTCGTATCATATTTGCAAACAACGGGGAGATATTGCGGGTCAAAGCCACTCGAATTTCTCCGAGGCCATACCAGGTGTCTTTGTTTTGACACCAATCCCAACCCGATATGTCAGTGGAGTAAGGCTGCTCCATAGCCAAAATGGCATTGAGCATTTCCTTATCTCGTTCCGCATTCCCACCGGGGCAATACCCGGGAAGGGAGGGAATGCTACCAGCCTTCTGTTGAGTTTTAAGCTTTTCAACTGAATTCTGGTTACTGAACAAAAATCGTTCTACCAGCTGCGACCGAAGTGAGACGCTAGCTATGATACGGTATCTTTCCTGCTGAAGCTTAAGTTCGCTGTGCAATTCGTTCTTAATAAATGCTCTAACAGGAGTGGTCAACCCGACTTCCAGACATTCCAACGGAGTCATCGCTTCAACCTGTTCTGGCGTATAAGAAGCCAAAAGCAACAGGGTTTCCCACACATCATTGATGATGCGGTCAGCCCCCAGGTAGTCTACAACTTGTTGGTTGGTGTCTCCATATTTGTGGTAAGGAACACCAGGACCCGCAGTGAGATCAATTTGCAAGAAATGATCTTTAATTTTCTTCTTAATGATATTCTCCTTAAGAGTCCCATTAACCCCTGAAGGGGGGTCAGATGCGGGGTACATTGTACGCACTTTCTTCACTATGCTTTCAAGTTCCTCAGAAGTCATAGGTTCTTCAGGGAGAAAATGCCTTTCCGACTGAAACTTTAGGCTCGCTAAAAGAGCTTTGTCAGTTCGTGGGGGAAAGGCTTGGCCATTGGCAATAGGCTTCCCTTGGTATGTGTACTTTGCTAGTCTGTCCAATATCTCCGGACTAATTGTCTTAGCCTCCTTTGTTCGGAACGTTATCTCTGTCTTTCCGACAATGGTTAAAACGGAGCTTATTGGCTCGGGTTCTGTGTATATTTCGTAACGAGTATGTCCGTCTGGCGGGAACAACCCGTAACAATCTCGATGTTTAAGCGGGGCGGACTCCAGTGCTTGGTGCACGTGGAAGGCGTGTTGTTTATGCTCGGGTACGTAGTAGGGTGTAGGTTTCCTTTCCACCTCGAATACATAACGGCCAGCCTTAGGAACCGGAAGTTTAGGCTGTACCTCAACTTTCTTAAGCTCAGCTTTAGACTCAGCTTTAAGTTCCAATTTGCTGTCCGAACCAGCTTTATTGCTAGTTTCAACACTTACCGTGGGGACTTTTGCTTCAAAACCTTCGTCAGGCTTTGTAGTGTCAGGGCCTCTGATTAGTTGGTACCTATCAGGCTGGCTCCCAGCAAGCTCCAAGAAAG